GTCGAGGATCGTTTCCGCGACGTACACACCACCACCGAGATTGCCCCGGTAATCGGCCATGACGAAATGGTCTTCAATCGCGTCTTGGATGGCTCGCGTTGTGGACTTGCTCAGGCTCAGGAGGTCGAAAGTCACGGTTTCCGATCGGATCGAGCTTTGACCCGTGAGCCAGATTGGCCCAATCTCCTGCCCGGTGTGATACACCAGGGCGGGGAGTGCAGACTTCTGGGGCAGGATACTCTCATAGATCCGATTGCCCACCAGCGAGGTCAGGGCGGGGATTGTCGCCAGTTCGGCCACCAGCGATTGCTCAAAGCTGATATGGTTGCCAATGCCAGCCCCAGCCAGTGATACACCGCCAAGGGTGGTGGTCAGGCTGGCCGTTGTTGGTGCTGGTGCGGTGCTCGACGCCGTTGCCGTTGTGGTAATGCTTGCCAGCGTGAAAGCCAGACTGGCAGACGTTGGCGTGGGTGCTGTGGCCGTTGCTGTGGCCGTGGTGACCAGGCTGCCAAGAGTGAGCGTCAAGCCACCCGTGGTTGGCGTGGGTGCTGTGGCTGAAGCTGTGGCCGTGGTGACCAGGCTGCCAAGAGTGAGCGTTAACCCACCGCTGGTTGGCGTTGGTGCTGTGGCCGTTGCTGTGGCCGTGGTCGTGAGGCTGCCGAGCGTGACCGTCAAGCCGCCTGACGTGGGCGTGGGTGCTGCGCTGGTGGCGGTGCCAGTGAGCGACACCCCGCCCAAGGTGACGGTGAGCGTGCCGGTGGAGAGGTTAACCTGTGGCTGAACCGCACCGATGGACACAAAGCCTTTGCTGGTGCCCGTGGTCGTGCCAGGCTGTACGGCGCCAATGCTGAGGTAGCCTTGACTCGCCACGGTTAGACCTCAAACTGGCCGGGGAATCCAGCCTGGCGAGCGACCGAGGTGCTTGTTAGTGAAAAGTCATTCGATGAGGCGTTCGTAAAGGGGGTCGTCTCGTATTGGACCCCGCGCTGGTACGATTCAAACAATGACGGCATGGTTGTCACAGTTGCAAAATCGTTGTTTATCAGTTGGCAAGACCAAGGAATTGTGAGATTGGAAATCCCGCTGATTACATTGGAACATTTGTGAAAAATGTTGTTAATTGCGTCAATTCGATAATTAACCGCCGCAGCAATTGAAATTGCGTTTCCTGTGCCTGAACTGCTGCCGTAAAAGGTGTTGTTGATAAAATTGAGTAATCCGCTGCCACCATTGATGTAAACCAGATTGCCGCTCCCAGTAAACAAATTGTATGCCAGAGTGCAGCTATTACCTTGCATAGTCAAGCCATACACAGCAGATCCACGAAACGTGCATCCGTAAGCGGTAAAATTAGCGCCGCCGTACAATACATTGCAATAGCCAGATGTGCAGTCAAAACAACATCCTATGGCATTTACGCTGGTGTTATAGGTTATTTGAACAATATTGGCGTTTGTGCCACTCCCTCCAAATCGACATCGGACAAGCCTGACATAACCGTTTTGTGTTGCCGTTGACAACCCACCGCCATTGGTACTGGTAGTAAACGTAAACTCAATATTTTCGAGCCAATTGTAGGCGTTGAGAACAATGTTAGAGCCTGACGATACGCTGCTAGAAATAATTGGGCGTGTGGCACCTGACGGCGCTGCAGTTTGACCTGTAGGTGCTACCAATGAGCCACTGACGTTGGCGCAGTTGTCGATGTCGCCCGGCGTGGCGTAGTAGCCTCGCCACCAGATTGGTTTAGAAGCAAGACCGACAGGCAGCGTGATAGATGAAGTAGAAGTATAAGTGCTCGCTTTGATGTTTACTCGAAGTCCGTTGTATTGACTGCCAACCAGGGCCGCCGAAGTCGATGGCGAGTTCATCGAGCCGTTCGTGTTGGTGATGTTCAGACTTGCCCACGCACCACCTACACGACAAGCCACCGCACCCGTGAGACTGGCCACGGTGCCCAGGGCGGTGTTGTTCGGGCTGCTTGCTGCCTGGTTGTAGATGACGATAACCGTCGAACTGGTAACGCTCTGCACCTGCCCGCTGAATCGCGAGATCGATTCGCCGCTGTTGTAGAGCGAAACCCACGAACCCGCCGAAACACCGGAAGCGAACGGCGTACCACTGCTTGCCGTGAACGTGGTCAGGCCGCTGGTGGTCGAGACCGTGCCGAGAATTTCGGTAGGATTTGAACCGTTATCGGTTCCGGCGTTGCGATCGTCGCCACCACTTTGCATGTACAGGTCAAGCAGGGCCATGGATCAACCTCGTTAGCCGATGTAACCGTTTACCTGGATGGCCGCCGCCTGGGCCACCGCCGTGGTTGTATCCAGTGCCGCATAGGCTTTCTGGCATTCGACCAAAAACGCTACAAGTTGACCGACGGTGATTGGCGGCCGTCCATCTGTCAGGCTGCCGTCGTCAATCACTGCCGTCTGATCGGCAGCCTGCAACATGGTCAGAATGCCCTGGGCCTGCACCACGCTCATCACGTTTTGTACAGCCACGGCCAAACGGGTGACGTCATCGGCCAGCGGCCTGATGGTCTGGTTGCAGAATCGGACGATCTGGGGGTTTGCGAACGTGGCCATTTTAGTGGGTCTCTTCGGTTGGTGTGGTGGCTTGTGCAAGGGTGACGGCGATGGCGTAATCAATCGCTTGGCGAACATGCTCGGCAGTCGTGGCAAACTTGCTGGCCACTGCCACCGCGTCAGGCTGGAGAGCAAACGCTTCGGCAATCGCTGCCACGGTGGTGCCGTTGTCTTCGATCCTGATGCCCTTGCCGTGCTGCTCGGGTGCGAACGTCAGCAACGGGTAAGCGTCAAGCGAGATCGAACCAGGGCGTGCCACGCACTCGGCAGAGCCCACAATCTGGATCGGTCCTGTTGGCAAAGTTGCGTCGGCCATGGTTAGGCGTTCCCTTCCGTCAAGGTAAATTGAGAGACGGTCACGGTGCCGCCAAGTGAAATCGTCGTCGTAAAGCTGAGTTCGCCACCGCTCACGCCTGCGGTGCCTTCCAGGTAAATCGTGGCACCCGTGCTGTCGGTGATGCGCCAGTAGCCCGGTGTTCCCGATGCCGCCCCGCTGGTGTCTTGCCATGTGCCCGATAGGGTGGCCACGCCACTGCTCACCGTCCAGGCCGTGCTTGGCAGGTTGATCGTGGAAAGCAGTGTGCCGGTAGAACTGTTGGCGACACCGGGGGCCGAGCCCGTGTAAATCTTGAGCTTGGCCGTGCTTCCGATGTTGGTGGTTAGCGTGGTGATTCGGGATGTTCGCTGTGTGGTGCTAAGCTGCATTGGCCCCTCTTAGAGTTGGCTGCCTGGTGCGCCTTGAGAGGGCACCTCGGTACAGAGCAATTGATAAGTTCGGTTGCGTTCGTCGAGGTTCAACGTTTCGACTACCTGGAAGGTGCGGCCGTCGATCTGCAAGTTATCGGTGGGGTAGATGGCCCCGAAGTAACGCATGGTGATCTGGTGAGAAATGTCTTCGCGTAACTGGCGAGCAATCTCCAGCGACTTACCCCGAAGCGGTTTGAGTTCGCACCAGTACGGGCCAAGTGTGGTAGTTGAACCACCGCCGCTGATCACCTGGCCAAAGCTGTCCACCGTGTCTACCGAGCGAACAACCGTAACCCGCTTACGCATGAGGCCGGCTCTCATGAATAGCCTCCCCAGTCTTCAGTGGATAGCAAGGCGTCTACCGAGTTCGGAACCTCGGTGATGGTCGAGCCAACAATCACCTCTTCACGGTTCTCGTACCAGTTGCCAACCATTAACTTCATGGCCGCTTTGATGGTTTCGGGCACGGCCGACGCATCGCCATAGCCAACCACAAGACGCACGCGAACAGCATCAATCGTGGGGCGAGCGATCGGCCAGACCTTGCCGAAAACCGGCTGAATTCTGCCTGGTGTGCCAACGCTGTAGGTGTAGAGCGAGGGGTCGATAGTCTGATAGGTGCCGTTGTAATCGAGGTAATAAACGCCCGTGATGCTTTGCACAGGTGGTCTGGGTAGATCGAGGAGTCCGGTCGAGGTAGGCAGCCAGTAAGGAGACGGACCCATCTGGCGAATCATGCGGTTGTAGTAGCCGCCACCCCAGGGAAAATTATCGAAGTAGCAGTCGATGGTCTGTGTGCAGATGGCCCGCCGCAACCGAGTCTCACACACGGAACGGGCGGCCGTGATCAGGCTGGAGATCAAAGCATCATCGTCTGAGATTGAAACTCGGAGATGGAGCTTGGCTTCAGCCAGGGACACTGGCTCAACAGATGGCGGTGTGACGATCTCGGTGCGCTGGGCCACAGGTTACCCTCGGGTTTCTACCTTGCGGGCTTTGGTTGTGACCTCTCGCACTTTGGGAGAGGCCGCTTGTTTGGGTGTTGTTGGGAGTGCCTCGCACACTGCCCCAGATTGGAGCAGTGCACGGGCGGTTTCGGTGGGGATGTCCCCTGTTTCGTCGATCGCGTAAGAATGCGTACCAACAAAACAGGGGCGAAGAAACTGAACGATCATGATCAGCTCGTCTTGCCGTCCACGATCACCGCGAAGGACTCAGGGTGACGCAGGTTGATGTCCAGATCCTGCAACGCCACGATTCGGATCGAGCCGGTGGAAGATCCGGTGTAGGGGTCAACCAACAGGTCGATACCGCTCCACATCGGGATCACCAGGTCGGCCCAGTTGCCGAACAGGATTGCCGACAGGGCGGTGCCGGTTCCCTTGGTCAGGTTGGCAGGCACCAGGTTGGTGACGCCGCACTGGTAGCCGTTCAGCGGGGTCTGGGGCGCGTCTGCGTTCCAGATGTAGCTGGGGAAGTTGGACACCTTGGGCGAACTCTTGAGGTAGCCCCTCATCGGTGCGTTGGTCAGGTAGCCCAGGTTCCCGAAGTCGGCGTTCGCCGTGGCGACTGTCGATTCCAGGGCAACGAGGTTGGCCCAAATGGGGTTAGCACCGTTGGTGCCGAGCGAGACCAGGCCAACGGCTGGCGTGTCGCCCGTTCGGGCCATGATGCCTTTCGGCTGGTTGCTGGAACCGCTGCCGTTGATGGCTGCGGTTTCAATGGCACGGGCCAGGATGGCGGTGAGGTCTCGCTTGACGAAAGCCTCGGCGTCCTGGTTGGTCTGCTCCATGAACCGACGGGTGTAGTCGGTGTAAGCACCCACGGTTTTGGGCGAGAACGGCACCTGGTCAATCGTCTGGTTAGACGCTGTTGGCGCGGAGCCTTCAGCCACCCAGTACGACGTGCCGGACTGGTTTTGGCGGGGAATGGCAAACAAGCCCTGCATGTCGGTCATCACTGTAGCGCCCATCGCCACGACCGAGAGTCGAGCGCGGAGCAGGTCGATCAGCGTGCCATCAAGGATGGTCGGGATCGAGCCAGTACCAGCGGTGGTATCGAGTGCCCGCTGTTCCGTTCCGCTGCGGATTGAAACGTCCCAGGGGATCATGATGCCCTGAGCAGCACCACCCGACGCAGCCTTACGCTTGGCAAGTTCCTGGTGGACTTCCAGCTCAATGCCATCAAGGGCAGGGGCACCGGGCAGGCGGGACCGGATGGCCCGCATGATGCTGTACTGGTGGCGTCCGTTGGCGGTGTTGGCAGGGTCGTTGTGGGGCAGTTGGGCGGGAGCGCTGGAGCGCTTGGCGTCAACGGCTGCCCACAGCTTTTCTCGTGCTTCGATGGTCCCGGCCTCATCGAACAGCTTGTTCGCCTTGTCGAGGGCTGCGTCATAAGTCCGCAGTTCATCCTCGGTGAAGTCACGCCCGCTGGCGTCGTTCTTCACGGCTTCGTAAATGGCCTTTGCGGCTGCCTGCTGCGCGGCTGCCTCGGCCCTCAACTCTTGGGGCTTCTTCAATTTACAAGACTCCTGAGGAGGGATTCTGATAGCCGAATCCGCGCGGCTGCCAGGTTCAACCGCCTGGCTCGGTGTTCCTTCGATTGACTGGCGTGCCACTCGTTGAGAGATCGCATGCCAACGGAGGTGTCTGGATAGGCGGGTTCTGTCACAACAGAAACGTCATGCAGGTTGGCCCGGTAGATTTCGCGGAGGTCGCCGGTTTCGCCTCGCATCCACTTTTGATCTGTCTTGGGGTTGGGCAAGGTGAAGGCGAAAGACATACCTTTGAGATCGCCCCGCTTCACAAGTGCCATCACGTCACGGCCGACGGTGGTGTTGGGTGGCTTGATCTCCACCAGTAGCCCGGTGGTGTCTTCCGAGGCTGTCAGCGTACCACTGGATCGCCTGCCAAGCAGCATGGATGGGTCGTGGTTGTACAGGGCCACCACGTCATCACCGTTGGCGAGCGATCGAGCAAAGGCGCCGGGCATGATCATCTCCCGGAAGCCGCCCAAGTCTTGCGACCAGCTATTAAAGACGCTGGCGTAACCACGGATAACCGGCGTGTCGTTACCGTCGCCATCGTCCAGTACCCTGAATTCCAGCGGGATAAACCGCCGCTCAATACTGTTCATCAGCGTCTTCCTCCCCTTCGTTAGTGGGGTCTGGCGGTTCGTTCGGCTCTTGTGATTCGGGAACGTCTTGGGGCTCGCCAGCCTCTTCCAGCGTGGTCATGTTGAGGGGCACAAGACGCTTGTCACCGCCCTGGTCAGCAGGAACGGGGTTGAGTCCTTCGATCTCGCACATCTGGTTAATAGACAACACACCCAAGCCAGCGAGCGTCTTGAGCCATTCAGCTCGGCTCTTCATGTCGCCACGCAAGAATGCGGACATATCGTGTTTGACGAAGTAGCCCTGTGCCCGTTCCTTCTCAGTGAAGAGCTTGAGATTGACTTCCTGCTCAATCTGTTCAAGCCACGGCATGAGCGTTGTGGTCAGGTAGTCGATGTTGCTTTCTTCGATGTTCGAGAGGTGGGCGTTGGTCAGGTCTGCGATCTTGTGCGGGGGCAGCCGGAACATCCGGCAGATTTCGATCACCTGAAACTGACGAGTAGCCAAGAACTGGGCGTCATCCGGGTTGATCGTGGAGTTCTGCCATTCCAAGCCCTCTTCAAGAACAGCCAAGCGGTGAGCGTTCTTGGTGCCCTGGTGGATGTTCTCAAACCGCTCACGGAGTCGCTGTGCCGCTTCCGCGGAGAGCTTCTTCGGGGTCTTCAGGTAGCCCCGTGGCTGGCTGCCGTTACCAAACAATGCCGCGCCAAACTCTTCGGCAGCGATGCCCAAGCCAATCGCTTGGCGAGCCATCGAAACAGGCGAGTAGCCAACCAGGCCGTCATACCCCAGGCCAGCCAGGTGCAGCACCCGACGAGGTGGCAATGAATCCTGGCTAGGGGCTGGCTCGTACCACAGTCGGCCAGCGTCAGACCGCCACGGCCTGGTGGTTGGTGCCATGAGCTTGAGAGCATCGGGGCGGCCTGCACCGTCAAACACGATTTCCCTGTACCCGTTACCCCAGCCCAACACATGGCCCATTAGCGCCTGTCGGTATCGCACGGCCGTTGTTTCGGCGTCTGGCGAGACGTTTAGCAGGCCGTGAACCGGGTGGTCATAGATACGATCTCGGCCACCGCTCTTGCGGTATCGGTACACGCACAGGGGCAAGCATGCCGTATCGGTTGCAATCACGTTAATGGCCGCAAAAACGGCCGTGAACTGCATCGCCGTATTGGGCGTGACCAGGATGCCAGAGAGTACCGGGTTGGTGAGAGACAGAGGCATGCCCAGGCCGGCGTTTGCCGGTTGTGCTGCGCGTCTCTCTAGTCCCCATCGCTGGCGCAGTGCAAGCATTAAAGAGTCCTGGTTTGCTGGCGTGGGTAGACTGGCAGATCAGGTTGCGGGGTATCGTCCGGTTCATTGCTGGCCAGCGAATGCAGGCCAATCAAGACCTCAGACGCAGCAACGAGGGCACGGCCAAAGGCCAGAGCGATCTCTGGTGGCACGGGGCTGTCATCAGCTTCCACAGCGATGGCTGGCCCGTCTTCCGCAGCGACGATGGATAGCGTGAGGCTCATAAGATCAACAGGTCCTGATGTTCGTAACAGGAATCAGATTGCGGGCCACCCATGCCAACAGCCACACCCATCACGGCTGCCGCCACACCGTCAATGCGGCCAGAACTGTTGGATTTGCTTGGCAGTACCAGGCCGGTACGTTCTTTGAGGCTGGCGTTGGCGACACACATACGCATCACGGGGTGGCCGTTGTGTCGGATCTTGCCTTCCACAACCAGCCGCTCGAATTCGCGGGTGGGTGCGTTCAGCACAGTGAAGGTGTTTCGCACCTCGACCATCGGCAGCCCATCGCCATCTTGGTAGAGCTGGCTGGCCAGCATCTGGGCAAACTGCGGGTCGAAACCGATCGAGCGAAACTGGTACTCTTTGGCGAGGTCAAGGAGCTTGGCCTTGATGTACTCGTAGTCGATCCGCTTGCCACCTGTCTGTTCCAGGAACCCGTCCCGAGTCCAGACGGTGTACGGGGTGCGGTCGGCCTTCTCGCGTTCAATCGCTGTCTCACCGGGCAACCAGAACCAAGGGAGGATGTCGTACCCACCCAACTCGTTCGGGAACATCAGCACCAGGGCGGTGAGGTCCTTGGTACTGGAGAGGTCAAGGCCCGCCACACACTCACGGCCAGCGAAATCTTCAGGGGTGAAATCGGCCTTGCAGTTGTCCCAGGTCTCCAGCGAGATCCAGCGGTTTGCTTGCTCGGTCCACTGGTTGAGGAACAACTGCCGAAAGGTGTTTTCGTACGCTGGTAGCTTCTGGGCTCGGTTGCACTCTTCGCGGATGTAGTCGAGACTGCAAAAGTCGTCGAGGGCTGGCATGCACGCACGCCAAGTAGACTCGGCTCGCCAGTCAGCATCCGGTGCGGCCTCGTACAAAATCGGCAGGAAGTCGGGATCTTCGACCAGGCCGTCCCTTACTCGCCTGGCGTACTCCCACAACTCCCAGCAGATTGACTGTCGATCCCACCCAGCGGTGGTGATGTAGATGGTGAGGGGTTCAAGACGGGCACCGTAGCCGGTGGTGAGAACGTCGTGGAGTTCCCGGTCTGGCAACACGTGGACTTCATCGAACAGCACGGCCGAGGGACTGAGCCCGTGCTTGTATCCAGCCTCTCGGCTAAGAGCCTCAAAAGTGTTGCCGAGGGGGCCATACTCAATCCGCTTGTAAGAGTCGTAAATCAGGCACCGTTCAGACAGGATCGGGTCTGACCGGATCATGCTGGCCAGCGTTTTAAAGATCAGTGAAGCTTGCGCCCGGTCGCCTGAAGCCGAGTAAATCTGCTGCTGCTCTTTACCTTGACACTCGCCCACAAGCAGGTAACCAGCGATGGCTGCCGTTAGTGTGGTCTTGGCCTGCTTACGGGGCAGCGCCAGGAACATCCGCTTGTATTGTCGCCGCCCATTGGTGCGGAGTTTGCCGAATAGCTTGCGGAGGATGTCTTGCTGCCAGGGCCGGGGGTCAAACGGCTGGCCAGCGAAGTCTCCCACGAGTTTCAGCTTACTGACGAACTTGATCGCCAGTTCACCTCGATCAATCTGTTTGGCTTTAGCCGACAACGCCTAGTAGTCCGTCCCAGGGGTCTGATGTGCTGGAGGTGCCAGCCGTCTGGCCACCGTGCCGAGAATGCTTCGGGCTCATGCCCAGGTCGTTCAGGAGGCCACGCAAACGCGAAGAAGATCGGTTGACCATGCCTAGCAGCGGGTGAGGGATCAGCGTTCCATTGGCTGCCTCGATCGTCATGCCTTGCTCGGCAATGGCAGCCCTCATCAAGACCAACTCGCTTACCGCTGCTGCCGCCTCTTCGATCATGCGGAGGTCGGTTTGCTCGAACGTGCCCCGAGCTTTCAGCAGCCCCATCAGCCGCTTGAATTCCTGCTTGCCAACAGCGTCCAGCGAGGCTGGCACTTGGTATTCGGCTTGGGCTTTTACCGGCTTCGCCTTGGTGTTCCGGCTTGTCTTCGGCTTTGGTCCCTTTGGCACAGGTGACCCCCTACGAATTTGCATTTATTTTT